CGCTCCACCCTCAGACCCTTGTTCCTTAAGTTTGTTTTCATCCCATTCCTCAAGATTAATACCAAACTCCTTAGCATGTTCTTTCCTGAGGTTCCCTACTGTCACTTTCTTCCTCTCCTCAAATGCCTTAGCATGTTCAAATAATCCCTTTTTAAGTGGATCATTCGCTGCAATACCAAACACTCTAGAGACATCATCCTCATCAAGCCCAGGAAATTTCTCAAGGATCTTTTCTTGAAGGTTTAGTCGGAGAAAGTCATGCTGCATTTGTTCAGTCTTTTGGAGTCTCTTCTCAAGGTTTCCAAGGTTTCCACCGATACTCTCTAACGCTTGCGCTATAGCTTTATCGGTTCCCTTTAGTTTTCCTTTTTCTTCGTCTCCTACAGAACTCAAACTCTTCAGCCAATCATCTCCTCCATCTTTATCCTTCTCTTTATCCTTGTCCTTTTCCTTTGGCTTGATTACTTCTCCTTCTTCACTAATAACACCAGCTTCAACCAACTCTGCTAGTGTACTCAACGCTCCCTTAGCATGACCCAGAAAAACATCTGGACTTACCTCATTCTCTTTACAAAAGCTAATAATCCCCTTAACCTTCTCAAGTTCACCTGAAAGACCATCAGCTCTTTCCAATGTCCCCTTCAGTTCCTCCGGAGTAAACTCCCTCTCCCCAACCTTAATCTTAGCTTCTTTATTCTCCTCATCTCCATTAGCCATCTTTCCTTACCTCCTTCTTTTCTTTTTTATCACTTCCCTTACAAACTGTTTCTATACGCTCATCTTCCTCTGTCCTAACCAAAAAACTCTCCAATCCTCCATAAGTCATACAGAGAAAAGCAAAATTCCCTAGCATAACCTCAAACTCCATCTTTTCATACATTCCAAGAAATCTTTGCGCCTCAACTGGCTGACTTTCCACCTCAAGCCTAGTTGCCTCAGATAGAAGTTCTTGATGCTTAATCCAAACTTCCTTAGCCCTAATCATCTGCTTTATAAATCTATTCCAGCTTTCTGTCAGTTCTATCTTCATCCCTTACCTCCTTTTCCTCCCTCTAGCACTCTTAGATTTTGTGCCCTTCTCTTTACCTCCTCCTCAAGCATAGCCATATGCTGCTTCTCATGAGTTTCAAACCCAGATTCCAAAATCTGAAACCCCTTTACATCCTTAAACTTAACATCTTGATATTCCTTAGTCTTCCTAAACCTCCTATGCTCCATCATATGAACACTATGATTATCATAAAGATTAATCATAATAACCGTTCCAGGTTGTCCCATCATAGCCCTATTTTCTATCTTCGCATTCTGTTCATCCAGATGAACATCTCCATAGATATCCTTAACTACTGCATCATCCAGCATATTCATCACATGTCTTCTTACCTCTGGATCTTGTGGATTTCCATAGAGTCCCTTTTCATATCTATTCAAAATCTGTGCCTGTCTTCCTACTCTTGAGTCTGGTAGAGAACTCTCTTTCTTCACATGAACATCAGTATTATTCCTCAGATCACTATTCTTAAAGCTAAAAACCTCAAATTCCCCATCTCTTCCCTCAACCTTTAGAACCCTTTCAGTATCATACCCCTTCTGTATCCTTCTCAGAACTCTCTGCATAACGCTTTCAAGACTCTCTTCAAAAACCGCATGAGTAGGAATATTCCCATAGTCATCTTGTTCCAGCAATAGCTGCACCATTTCCCCACTTCTAATATCACTCTTATTCGTCCCCTCTGTAACCTCATGCTGATGATACAACTCCATAAGTCCCTGTGCAACTATCTGAAGTGCCATATTATAACTAGTCGGAAGAGTTTTCAGATCCATCCATTCTGGTTTATGCCCAAGCACTGGAGTATAGAGAAGCTTCTGCCCATGACTATCATCAAGTTCTACCTCCATCTTAGATCCTCTTGGAACTAGAAACTTCCCCCTAGCTGTAGTTCTATTAAACTCAACTACATCACTCAGCGTTCTATTCTGTATCTTTTGTAACCATATTGCTGCTTCCGTAGTTGCCAATCCCCAAAATACTCCTGGAATCTCAATATCTTTAAACTGCTCCAGATGATAAAAATCCAACGGATAGTCATTCTTTTCCAGAATAACTCCATTTGTTCCAACTAGAAAAAGTCCCTTCGGAAACTTTCCATTAGGTTGAATATACAGCTCCTTAAGAACTGCACCCTCAACTTTTCCAACAACTCCACTTGGACTATACCCCGTTATTGCTGTAGTATCCATAAACGGCAGTGGTCTTTCCTCTGCCTTAACTTCACTTCCCCTCTTATAATTCGCTTGAATCCATTCTAACGGACGGTATTTAGCTTTCATCATCCAAGGTTGTTCATGTAGACTTGTGCTTCCCAACTCACTAGCTGGAACAATCACTTCAAAGGGACTCCAGACTCCACAGTCCGCATCACCCAGATATTCTAATTCTCCTGTTTCTTCATTAATCTTAGTCGGACCCTTTCTACTGTTCCACCTATCATCCAGAAAACCATTTCCACATCCATAGATCCAACCACTTAACTCTCTAATCTTCTTCCTTAACTGATTCTGTCTCCAGAAATGCTTCAGAACCTTATCCCCAATTTTAGCTGCCTCAATATCTTCCTGTTCAGTTGTACTGGGAACTACGCTCATAATTGGCTGATTCCTTATCATTCTACTAACCTGTTTCTGAAACCTAGGAAGCAACTTATTATCTACTATCCTCAATCTCCCCTTCCTCATCATGATCTGCTGTAGCAATTCTGCACTTCTATTGTAGAACACATACTGTCTTCCAGCCAGAAAGCTCAAATTAATCTGCCACCTCTGATCAAAAGGTCTTCGTAGATCCAACCCTAGATCATAGTTCTCCTTAAGAATAGGCCAATAATCACTATCTCCCTTAATCCCCTTTTTCTCTTTCTTCATCATTCCTTGGACAGTAGATTTTCTCTTATCTAGTTCCATCTCTTTCTCCAATGATTCAATTATCGAATCAATTCTTATCCAATAACTTCTCCAGCATTAGTCTCATCATTCTCTGGAAGAAGGTCCTCAAGTAGTTCAGCGTCTTCCTTATTCGTTGAATAAACCTTGAACTCTTCAAAGTTCCTAGACATCAATCGGTCCAAGAGGCTTTCCTTCTCTTTTTGAAGACGCATTATCTGTTCGTTTAGAATAACTACCCTAGCATCATTAAGCTTGATAGTCTGATGAAGTTTAATGATTGCATAGTTAAGAATCTTAAACTGCTCCATTACCTCCTTTTTAAAGCTCATTTTTTTATCTCCTTTCTAACTGGTTCAAAGGCTAGATCTCTAATACCTGTTCCTATCTCCAATCCACTAGCCCAACGTCTAAAACCTACTGTAGTTAGACAAGATTCAATTTGAGAATCAAGTTCCTTATCAATTTTTCCGTTCCTATTATAGAAAACTCGAATCTCATTCTCTGGACAATACATAATTACCTCCTCTTTTCTTTTCCTGTTTTATTTCTTTTTCTTAGTCTTTTTCCCTGTAGGTCTCCAATTAGAATGTTCTACTGCATTAAGAAGTCTCTCTTGTGCTGCTGCCTTTGCTGGAGTAGTTGCCTTTGCCTTAACTCCTCCAGGAGTACTTACTCTGACCTTTCCACCTTTAAGTTTGGTTTTCCTTACTGGCATCTTCATTCACCTCCCTTCTTTATAAGTCTCCCCAATAGGCATCATCGTAGATAGGTTGCTTTTTCTCCAACACAGTATTCAAACATCTCGCCTCAATAGAATTATCTTCTTCTACATCAACCTTTAGACTTTCTAGCTTAAACCTCGTATAGTCATCAATAGAAGCATTTCTAATTTCCTTTTTCTCCTCATCCCTTGGAGCTAGTTCATCTACTTGAATTGCTATTCCAAAAGCAATAACTGCATCATCATAGCAACCAGATTTTGCTATTGGCTTTCCAGTCCTTGATCGTACAAAAGTCATTAGCTGGCCGCAGAGTCTTTGAGAATTAAGCCTTCCCGCTCTATCAATAAGCCAAGTTCTTATTCCACTAATCAGTTCATTCCTTGACTGTGTATCTGTTCTCCAACCCTTTTTATAACTAATCCCACTTTTAGTAATATCATATCTCGGAGCCATAAAGAGATTATTAACTCCTAATTCTACCGCCTTATCAAACGTAGCAAGACCAGGCCCTGTTGTTTCTATTCCACACCAAGGAGAGTCATACGAATCTTCTTCAGGACTAAAGACATTAGAAACCGTATATACCACTCTAGCAAGTGTAACTTCATCGAGCTTGGAGAAGTAATGAGCTGATACACTCTTATCACTCCTGTCATAGACAATAATCTCTGCATAGTCTCCGTCTTCCCTCCCTTCAACTACATCAACGCCTATGGAGTAAGTTTTATCTGAACTGAATTCCTCAAAGACAAGGAGGAAGCCTTCAGCATCCAGTGGTTCACTAATCCATTCAATCTTCAGGTTTTCAATAACTATCTTTCCATACTTCCTTACCTTCTCTGGAATCTTAGAATAAATCCTTAATCCTTCCCAAGCTACTCCATCAAAGACTGGATTTCCAGCACCTAGATAGTCAATGTCTAGTTCCTGAGCAATCTCAAGTGCCGTTCTTCTTTCACACTCCT